AATAAATCAATCAAATTTTTTGAATATCATAAGTAGTAAATGCAAAAGTGGCAGTGCATATAATTTGAGATGCATCAGAAGTATCACTACTAAAGGCAATTCCACCTAAAGACTTGGGAAAAATATCTTTAAATTCTACTTCCAAATTAGGTTTCATGGCACTATTAAGTATCATCAGTCTTGCATCTGAAAAATGCTGTGTTGGGTTTTCTTCAAATTCTGAGTAGTCTTCCACATTCTTTAAACTTCTCATCCAATTATGAATCTCTCGCCAATTTTCCATATTCTCATCTACAATGAAAGATATTTCTAAATCACCATATGTAAAGGTATTGCCGGGATGTTTAATTGAAATGAACCGTGTGGGTTGTTCCATTTCTCCTAGATTAACATCAGGAAGATTTACGGATTGACAGAAATAAGTTATATTAGGCGTTCTAGTTAAAAGGAAACGAAAACCAGTAGAAAGTAGTATATTAACATTTGTGGGAGTTCTATCATTAATATCTAAAGGAACACCTCCAAAGAAATCTTTATCCTCTGGATCACCATAACCTTCTGTTTTCCAATTTTCTGACATAACTTAACTCCTTTGCTATAGTATTTATAATAAAAGGAATTAGTATATACTGCCCCCGTGTAGGAACACTTTATGTATCAATGTGGCCTCAGGTGCCGAGAAACAAAATCCTAATTTTATAAAAGAAAAGGGAGCCTCCCGAAGGAGACTCCCTAATTCTTAAGTTTTAACTAACTATCGTTGGTTATCAAACCATACCGTGTAGGTTATCTACGCGGAAGATACGATAGTATTGGTTGTTACGAATTGCGCCAAGTGAATGTGGGTCAGAATCATTTACATATGGGTTGTTTACCATACCGTAACGAGTCTTGAATCCAATCTTAGGCTGGAAGGTGTTCTCACCAACCGCACGCACCATCTGTAGCGGTACATATGGGCAGTAGAACATACCTGCGTCGTAAGGACTGGTTCCTCTATATCCAACACATACGAAGTCCTTGGCAGTGCTTGAGATGCCAGTTCCTGAGTATGGGTCAACATAAACCTTCATCTTACCACCATTGATGGTTCCGACGAATGTGTTACCAGTATCATCAACATCGTTGATTCCTACGCTACCGTTCTGCATGGTGAGCATTCCACCCATTGCAAGAGCAGATGCAACATCTGCGGAGCAAAGGACGAAGTTACCCTTTCCACGACGAGTTTCCTTGGCGATGGTGTTTGCTTCACGCTCGATTTGGAACATGAGTCCTCTCCAACGCTCACCACTCCATCGTCCATCAGAGTCTAGAGATAGGTCATAGATACCACCTTGTCCTGCCATAGGTCCTGCTGCTGTATCACCAGAGAAACCTGAAGTTTGACCAGATGCTCTGTAATAGAGGTCCTGCTGTTGGGCACCTAACTTAGCATTGATGTAGATTGTACGAACGACTTCGCGGTTGATTTCAGCAAGAATTTCGTTGCTGAGAATGTTAGCGAGTTCGGTTTCTGCATCAAGTCCGTGGACTGCTTTGAGGTCCTGAGCGAGTTCCGTGGTGTACTCTGCCTTGAGGGCGCGAGTCTTAGCGGCAACTGCTGTACGCTCGATGCTGAATGCCATTTCATTGAAACTTGAAGAGTTCAAGTTTTCTGCATTTGAAGTTGACATAGCAGGATGTACATCATAATCGGCAGCGCCAGTTAAACCTGCACCAGCACCTGCGCCACTGAAACCTTGATTCAGTAATGGGTCGCCATTATTTGCACCAGTTCCGAGATTTGCATGAGCAGTAAGTCCACCATGAACATCACCAGGTCCGGTAAGTCCACCACGGGAAGTATCTGCTTCGTTATAAAGTGCTTCAGTACCACCTTGAGTTGCATACTTGGCCTTCATTGCAAAGATAAGTCCGGTAGGACCTGTCATTGGCTGAACACCGCAAATATCGTAAGCAATTAGGTTAGGCATTGCACGGCGTACAAGCGAGATAAGAATTGGGTCATATCCCTGCATGTTTGAGTTGCCGGATGTATGAATACCCATACCAGCGCCGACGGCGTTGGCAACTTCGTATAATGCTTTCTCTTCGTTTTCTAGTAAAATCGCAGTAACACGCTTCTTGTAAGAGTCTTCAATTGCTGGCATGTCTTCATGCTCAAGAATTGGAGCCCACTTCTCTTGAAGTTGCTCGGCTGCGACTGCTGTTGAGTCTAATTCCATTTTACTTTCTCCTGTTTTCCTAAAATATTAGGGGTTATAGTTTCTATAATAGTGATTTGGTTAATCAATTGTATTTATAATTTAATGGCTTTTCACATTTTGTTATAGTTAGAGTGCTTTGAAATTGCTCTCATGTAATTTGCCATAGGTCCTGTTTGTGAATTTTTTGAAGTTTCCTCTGCATTTAATTCTTCAGTAAGAATTGCTTCTTCATAATTCGAAGAATCTGGGTTGCCCTTATCGAAGTAACTGTCTTTAAGAATATTCAACTTCTCTTTGTACTGATTAGCATCATCATATTCGATACCTTCAGCAAGTGAACGTAGTTTTTCTACTTCAGTGTCAATGAGTCCTTCTGTTACTTCGGTGAAGATACCAGAACATGTGTTTTCAAGAAGTGACTTTTTGAGTTCAATGTTCTTCTTAATTTGATCATTCAATTTATCTTCAATTTCTGAAATCGTCGATAGTGAACTTTCTAAAAGGTCATACTTTTCTTCAGGTACTTCAATATAATGCTCTGTGAATAGATTCTTTAACCCGTCCATGAAACTTTCAGAGATTTCAGAGCGTAGTCCAGTGTCAACTGCGAGTTCATTTTCTTTCATCCATTCTTCTACAACATAGTTGAGGTAGTCATCAAGTTTAGCAGTTAGTTCTTCATTTACCTTTTGAATTTCTTCTGCAAGAATTGCTTCATGCTGTGAACGAAGGTCTTCTTCAATTGCAGTGGCTTGTTCGTTTACTGCGGCTTCGAAGATAGTAATTGCTTTTGACTGGAAATCTTCAGATAAGTCTTCGCCAGCAAAGAGAGCGGCGACATGTTCCTTGACACCCTTTAGGGTTTCCTTGGTAGCATCACCAGTCTTTGACTTTTTCATCTTTGGTTCTGGTTGCTTCTTCTTACCTTTAGGAGTATCAGTGCCCTTCTTACCTTCAGCATCTTGGTTGTCATCAACATCAAGAATAGTTTCGGCTTCATCGAGGTCTTCATCGTCGTCCTCGTCGTCATCGCCGTTCTTCTTTCCATTCTTCTTTCCATTCTTCTTCAAGAACTGAGGAGGAATCTTTCCCTCTTCGACTTCATCGTCGTCGTCATCGTCGTCGTCATCGTCATCATCGTCCTCGTTGGCCTTTGATTTGGCTTCATCAAGGTCGAAATCTTCCTCAACAACCTCTTCGACTTCTGTTACTTCCTCGTCGATTTCAGCAACGCTTTCTGTTACTAAATCTCGTTCGAGAATTTCCTTTGCTACCTGAATGGGGTCTTTATAGTCCATCTGACTAACTCCTTTTTGTATACCTTCTCTGAAAGATGTGTAAAAATTCTTATTGAATTATCCTATTATTTATATATTTCTAATTTTAGAGAGGAAGTTTTCGAACGCTGCGAGTTTCTTTTCCTCTAATTCTCTTTTGGATGCTTTATTTATAAATGAACAAACAGAATTCAAATCCTGCTCCTTTAGGAGTCCATTATCCCAAATCCACGCTTTTCCTTCCATTACACCGTCTACAAATGCGTCTGGTGCGGAAGGGTCTGCTACAATGTCAATAGCAGACAACATGAAGTCATCCTTTACAATATTAACACCGTTCTTTTGTTCAAGTGAACCCATACCTCTAGAGGAAACGCCTAATTTAACGCCACCTTCCATTAGATTTTTTACAATTTTACCATAAGGAGTCTCAAGAATCTTTGCTCTACCTATGATATTGTTCCCGTCTTCTTTTAGATGTTCAATGAGGTGAGAAACACGTTCTAGGTTTACTGTTGGTCCATCAGGATGTCCAAGTTCACCCATTGCTCTGTTTTGTTCAACATATTCCTTTTGATATCTCTTTGCTTCTTTCATAAGAATCCCATTAGGATATTTTCTGCCATTTCTATTCTTTTTCTCTGCTTGCATGAAGATACCTTCAATAAAGTGTTCTTTTACTCCATCTTTATCTTCAGTAAGAAACTGGACATCTTCTGCATGTTCTGTAATTAGTTTTAACATTACGCTTCAGTCCTTTTTTTAGCAGCACCCGTGTATTTTTCTTTGTTCTTGGCAACCGTATGCTTTTGGATTGAGTCTCGGTAGTTCTTAATCGCAAGGTTAATTTTTCTTCTTTGTTCAGGGTCAGGGTTGTTTTGCAATCGCATTTGTGCTATTTTCATATTGGTTTTTATTTTTTTAATTGCCAAGTCATGGTCTACCTTATTTGAGGAAGGGTCAACTGCTTCTTTTGCTGTGTCCATTTCAGCACCTTCTTTGATGCTCATCTCTTTTTCAAATTTCCTGCGTGTTTTCTCGTCTTTAAAATCAATTTCCATTTCGTACTTTCGATACTGACCAGTAATACCGAATGGTTTAAGAAGTTTCTTGTGCATAAAGTGCTTGCCATGGTCCATTAATTTTTCATATTCTTTTTTATCTTTTGCTTTATACAATCGCCTGGTGGGTGAAGGGTGTGTGTCTTTAGTAGATGAACCTTGTCCTGTTCGGACTAATGGAACAGACTTTGCTTCATCCAGTTCAACGGATTCTGATAAAGACTTTTTAAGTGAGTCTGCTCCTGCCATCTTCTTCTTATCCATGAATGCAATTGCTCTTCCAACTGCATCGGGAGTCCAGTATTCAATGTTCTTCGCAGATGCCTTACCATGTATCTCTTCTGGTCTGTCGCCAGGACCGTCCCCAACGCCCTTGTAGGTGATTGAGTTGAGTGCCTTGGCGAGTAAGTTCTTTTCTTTACTACCAAGTTTCTTGAG